CGGGACGGTGAACGCGTCGGTTCCCTGCGGGACCTTCGCGGACCTCACCCGGCCGTGCTGGAGCACGGCCACGGCGAAGTCGTTGGTGCCGACGACCTTCTGGTCGGTCAGCAGGTGACCCCAGAAGATCCCGGCGCCGGTCGTGGTGCCCTCCGCCGAGGTGTAGGGGACGACCATGCCGCCGACCTTGGCCAGTGGCGTCCCGGACGGGATGTACCCGTTCGGGTAGTGCGTGCCGGCGGTGAAGGTGCTGATGTCGAGGAGCTCGGTCCGGCAGTCGTGGATGCCGTGAGACGAGTCGAGCCAGGACTGATCACCCGCGCCGATGGTCTCGGAGACGAGACGAGGCATAGCGATTCTCCTTTGTCGGATTGGTGTGAACGAACCCGTGGCAGCGCCACGTCTCCGCGCCCGTCGATGCGCGTGCCCGACCCGATAGGTCAGGCGGACTTCTTCCCGTGCCGGGACTCGTACATGTCCCGACCGGCCGAAACGGACTGCTCGCCCTTGCCGCCGGCGCCGCCCTGGGCCCGGTCCGGCTTCGGCCGGCCACCCTTGCCGTCGTCGATGACGAACGCGCCCGAGTCGGCGAGCTCCTTGACCTTGGCCTTGATGGCCGCGACGTCGACCTCGCCGTCGTCGGAGATCTTGACGTCCTTCAGGTCCAGGGCGCGGACGGCCAGCTCGGGCTTGGCGAACCGCGCTTCCGCGACCAGGGCCCGCGCCTCCGCGGCGATGAGGCGGGCGTTCGCCGCCGCCATGACTTCGGTGCGGCCTTCGCTGCGCGCGGCGTCGATCGCCTTCTCGTTCTCGGTCTTCGCGTCCTCGACGGCCTTGTCGTGGGCCGCTGCCTTCGTCTTCAGGTCCTCGTAGTCGGCGTACTTGCCTTCGATCTTGCGCCGCTCGGCCGCGATCAGGGAGTTGACCTGGTCCTGGGTGAGCGTCTTCGGCTTGTCGTCGGAGCCGCCCTTGTCGTCCGCGCCCCCACCCTTGTCATCGGTGCCGCCGGTGTCACCGCCGCCACCGGCCGGACCACCGTCGGGGGCCGGGATGGGGACGTACCCGAACGAGCTGCCGGGGTACGTGATCCCGGCAATGTGCTGGGCGAGCTTGCGGCGCTGCATCGTGCTGACCTCCTGGGTACCGACGAAGACCCGCGTCGACGTGCGCTGTCGTCGTTCAGCGCAACCACCCGAATGGGTGGGTCGAGTCGGTGGCTTCTTGCACCTGACAGCAGCACGCGTGGCGCTGCCTCAGGGGATGCGGAGCGCGGCCTGCTCCTTGCGGAGCTGCCGGACCATGTCGCGCTGCCACGGAGTGCCACGGCCGGCGGTCAGATCCGCTTCCATCTGCTTGATCTGCCGCTCAATGAACGCTGCCCGTTCGGCCGTCTGAGCGCCAGGGGAGAACGCGGACGCTGGGCTTCCCTCTTGTGCCTTCATGGCGGACGAGCCGCGGGCCTTGGGCTTCGGTGAGCCGCTGTCGAGCGTGAGCCGCGGGCCACCGAAGTCTGGAACACCGACACAGCGGCAGTGGTCATGGCTCCTGAACCGGACCGTCGCCTCGCTGTACACCGCGCCGCGGCCGATCAGCATCCGACAGAACGAGCACTCTCCGGACCCCTCACGCCGCCAGCCAGCCGCTGACGGGTCCGCGATCGACGACCTGGCGATCGTGTCCCGATCGGCGTCCAGGATGATCCGCTGCAGCCCGCCCGACGCCCGCTCGATCGTCTTCGCGACGCTCGGGGTCGCCCCGAACAACGGCTCCACCGCCCACCCGGCGAGGGCCTCTGTCCGGCCGACGTCAGGCAGCCTCGCGACGATCGCCTGGAACCGGCCCTTGACCTCAGCCTCGGAACGCAGCTCGTCGTACCAGTCCGCTCCGAGAGTCGCGGCGGCAGGCGCATAGAAACCTGCCAGGCCCTGCAGCACCTCCGCGAGTGCGTCCCGGTAGCCGTGCGCGTCCGCGTCTGACACGCCCTGCATGCCCGACGCCAGGTCGTTCGTCGCTTGCAGCACTACCTGGTCGAGGTCCGCACGATGTAGCGCGACCTGCGTGGCCATCTGCTACTGCGCGTTGGGGTCGCGCAGGGACGCCGGCACGAGCTCGGTGAACTCCAGCCCGTCGATCTGCGCCACCCTCGCCGCGACCTCGGGCACGACTCCGCCGCGGACCAGCATGCCCAGCGTCTCGGCCCTGGCCTTCAGGACGGCCGCATCCGCCAGCCGGGTGTCACCAGTCGCCGTTGCCCCATCGGCCGGCGCCCCCGTGCCGGCCGCAGCGCGCTCGGCGATTGCCCGCAACGCCGCCGACCCCCCGCTCCGCCGACGCTCAGCCATGACCCGCTCGATCTCGTCGTCGGACAAGCCGAACTGCTCGAGCGTGAACTCCCACTCCGGGTCCAGCACCCCGGAGCTGATCATCTTCGTCGCCCGGTCCGCCGCCGCGCCCGGCGCGACCAGGGAGACTGGCGTCCACAGCGACCGCACCGACCCGGGCGGCAGCAGCTCACCGGTGCGCCACAGGTGTGCGACCTCGCCGAGCTCGACCAGGCCCAGGTTGTAGATCTTCTGCCGGCGCACCGCGCGCTTGTCCAGCCGCACGTCGGCCCGCTGGATCGCGTCCGCCGACGCCGGATTGTCCGTCGAGTACCCGAAGTGCGTCGCAGGGATGCCCGAGCTCGACGAGATCTCCTGCATGTACGTCTTCAGCAGCTCGGTGAACGGCTGCGGCGACGCCGCGGAGAACTCCCCCGCACGTGGCAGCGCCCCGTCGTTCTCCTCATCCGCCGGCGCGAGCAGCAGCCGCCCGATGATCGCCTGCCACTGAGAGACGGGCTCGCCGTTCTCGTCGACGAACATCGACTGGTCGGCGCCCATGAGGTACCTCTGCGGCGCGGCGTAGAACTCCCGCGCAATCTCCATCCCCAGCAGCGTCCGCATCGCCGAGTTCGTGATCGACCTAATGTGCCGGGTGATCTCCGACCGGCCACCCATCCGCGACGCCCGGGGCTTGTTGATCAGCGACACGACCGGGATCCGCTCGAGCCCGTGCTCGTCCCGATCAGTCACAACGACCCGACCGCCCTGGCGCTCCGCCGTGATCGTCTCCCCCGGCAGGTACAACTGCCAGCCGATCAACCGGTCCCGGTCGTCGTACAACTCGCACAGGGCGTTCACGTTGCGCCGCATGCGCGGGTCCCACGTCGCCGTCATCCGCATCGGCGACTCGGCCTTGATCAGCACGTCCGGCTCGCCCTCGCCGCCCGTGCCCGCCGTCAGGAACGCGATGCCCATGATCAGCGAGTCCAGCGTCGCTTGCCCCACCTCGATGTCAAGGTGGTTCGCGTCGAACAACTCCTTGAGCCCGAGGTCCTGCTTCGGCGTCGACCAGCCCCGCCAGTCCATCCGCTCATCGATGACGTCGACCACGATCTGCGGGCCGGCCGCGACAGCCTCGACGTCCTTCAGGTGCGGCGGGATCGCGATGCCGAGGTCGCGGACCTTCCGCGCGCCCTCGTAGTACGCCTCCTGCCGCAGGTTCACCTTCCGGGCGCGCGCGAGCTTGCTGATCAGGGTGCGACGGACGGCGTCTTCCTCGTCGGTCAGCTTGTCCTTCTCGAGGAGGGCGGGCGCCTCGGCCATTCGACCACCCCTCCTACGACAAGACGACGACGCGTTGCTTCGACGTTGACCGCTTCTTCATGAACGACAGGCCGTAGTGCGCCAGCGTGAGCGCCCGCAAGGCCGCGACCTCGGCGGTCGGGTCGTCGACGTCCCACTCACAGCGGGTGGACTTCCCGATCGGCTTCTTCTTAGCCACACGCAGCGCGGTCTTGATCGCTGGCTGGTCGACGTGGTGAACGGTCTTCTCGTCGACTGCACTCAGGAGCGCGGTGAACGCCCGGACGCCGTCGCTCTGCGTTGTCACGTTGACCTTGACCTTGCGGGCCCGCAGCGGACCGACCAGTGCCGCCGCAGGGTCTCGGGCGTCGATCATCACCGGGATACGCCGACCGCACCGCTCGACGAGCCAGTCGACGATCTTGCGTGTGTCCGTGACCCGCTCAAACTCGGCCAGGTCCACGAACGCCGCGAGCTCCCCCGGGATAGCGATCGCGATCGCCGCGACCCGCTCCGGTGACATCGCCAGCGCATACCGGGCCGGCGCATCCAACGGGACCTCTTCGTCCGGGATCACCAGCCGCGACCACGAGCCGCCCGAGATGACCTGCTTGGTCTTCTCGAACTCGTCCCACATGCCCATGCCTTCGCGCTTCCACGAATCGACCGAGACGAGCTGTCGGCGAAGGCGCAGCATCGAGTGCAGCGGTGTGCGACTGGGGAAAGACGGGTTCGCCTTCGCCCACTGCTTCTGGTCGTCCGGGTCCGAGCCCGGGTCAGCGCCGAACTCGAGGTAGACCATGTCGTCCTCGCCGTCGAGCGCGGCCTTCCGCCGGTTCGTGAACGCCTCGCTCGGGTCCGTCGGCCGCGGCGGAGTCCCGATGTAGAACACCAGCGCACCATGCGGGTGCTGTGCCTGGTTGGTCGGCGCGATCATGTCGTCGAGCGCCTTCTCCGTCAGTCGCTGCGCCTCGTCGAACACGACGACGTCGACCTGGTCGAACCCCAGCCCGAACCCGGCATCCCGAGCGCCGAACATGATGATCGACCCGTTACGGAACCGGATCTCCTGCTCACCGTTGGCCTTGCGGATGTCGTCGTCGGTGAGCCCGATCTTCTTCCGCTTCACCAGCCGCTGCAGCGACCCGAACGTCTTCGTCGCCGTGCGGGTGTGGTGCGCGGTCCACAGCACCGTCAGGCCCGGGAACAGTAGGCACATCATCACCAGCATCGTGCCGACCAGGAACGTCTTGCCGACCTGCCGCGGGATGCTCCACACGACGCCGCCGATGGTCGCCGCGTACAGTCCGTCCGCCCGCTTGCCGAGGACGAGCCGCCCGATCTGCTTCTGCCACCAGTCGAACCGGATCCCGCACTCGGTTGCCTTGGCCTCCACGGCCGGCCACCCGGTCGTGACGATGCCCGTCGGGTACTTCAGGTGCTGCGCGACCTCAGATAGCCGAGGCGTCGAAGTCTTCGTCTGGGACCGCGCCACCGCTCCCCTTGTCCTCCTGCTGCTGACGCTCCTCTTGGACCTTGATCTCGCGCTGCAGCTCCATCAGCCGCTTCGACAAGGCCGCGAGGTCGCGAGCCGACGTCGACCGACTGTCGAGGTCCTCGGCGATCCTGTCCCGCATCGCCACGAGCAGCTCGAGGTCGGTACCGTCCTGCGCGGCCTCGACGACCGACTTCTTCTTCGGCTTCGCTGGCTCGTCGGCGTCACCGTCGGCCGGGTCTGTCGGAGCAGCCTTTCCCGTGCGGGGCGTGCTCTTCCTCGCCGCGCTGGCTGTCGACGTCGTGCGCCGGGGCGCGGCCTTCTTCGCCGCGGGCTTGGCGACGTCGCCGGCGGGCACCGAGTGCAGCCGGGGTCGTGGAGGGGTCATCGTGTGCCCCCATCGTGTGGAAAAAAGGCCGGAGGGAGATGCGGCGCTATGCCGGAAGGGCGCCGTCGCGACCCCCGACACCCTCAACCTCCCAGGTGGGCTACGCAGCGAGGCCGGCCACGCCCGCCACTGTCAGATGGGCGACGCGGACGTCCGTCGCGGGCCAGTCGACGATCCTGGGCGGTAGGCCGCGGCGTGCGCGATCGTCGTTCCACTCGGCCAGCAGGAGGTCGCGCTTGTCGGAGTTGCATAGGTGGCACGACGGCAGGATGTTCGTGATGCTGTTCGATCCACCTCGGCTGAGCGGGACGACGTGGTCCGGGTCCGGAAGCCGACCAGTGATCGGCTGCTCGCAGTACGCGCATCGCCGACCGAACAGGGCGAAGACCCTCATCACTTCGACCAGCGTGAACGACGACGGTGACCCGTACTGCCGTCCCCGCCGCCGAACGCGGATCGCTTTCACCTTGTGGTGGCTGCAGCAGTAGACCTGAGACCGGCACACTGTGGCGAACCGTTCCCCGCACCAGAGGCAGTCGCGCCACTCAGGCACGAATGGCTCTGGCTTCGGCTTACGTAGCCGTGGCGGTCGCGGTGGAGTCCACGGCGAGCTCGCGTTGCCCGCGGTGAAGGCGCCGATCGCGCCGATGCATGGAGCGGAGCAGCAGGGCTGTCTGCCCTTGACCGCGTCCCGGATCGTCTGTCGCATCGGGTGGTCGCACCAGGTGCAACGGACCTCGGTGGTTGGGTCTCGCGCTTCGCGTTGGCACTCGGGTGAGCATGTGACTCGGCGGCCGTGGTCCTTGACGAACGGTGTTCCGCAGATCTTGCACGGGTACGTCTCGCCGAGGCGGGCGTGTGCCATGTGGCTCCCCTAGAGATGCGGAACGCCCGCACCTAGGGGATGCGGGCGTTCCTCCCCCGGGGATCAGCCGGAGGTGCCTAGTAGGCGCGGACTCGCTTCACGGTCGTCACTTCGACCCGTGTGCCGTTGCCGCGCTTCTGGTTACAGCCGAGGTGGGCGAGCCTGGCGTTGCGTCGGTCGATTGGTGAGCCGCCCAGGGAGACCGGGACGATCTCGTCGACGCTCTTGCTCATCGGGTCGGGCTTGCCGGTCCTGGGATTCAGGTACGGAAGGGTCTTGTCGACGGTCTCGTGGCAGATGCCGCACTCGGTCTCCTCGCGGTAGACCTTGGCCATCACCTGCCGGCGGCGGTGGCCGTTCGCGTAGCGCGGGTTCGCCTTGCCGGGTGAGGTCATGTCGTCGTCCTATCCAACGACGAAGCCCCGGCCTGCTCGGTCCGGGGCTTTCGGTTGGGCGCACGGCACCAACCTGACGTGAACGTATCACCTCGGGCCGCCAAGCCGGCGAGGTTTGCCGGAGCGACCGCGACGGCTTCGTCGAGTCCTCCTGGAACGCCAAGAGCCCCGGCCTGTCGGCTAGGGCTCTGTCGGGCGCACCACTTCGATCAGAGCACACTCTAGTGGCAAAGCAGCGGGTTCGCACGCTAGGACCGTGCCCGCCGTGGTGGGCGTGTCTCGGAGTGTCGGCGGATGTCGCCGTACCGGTATCGACCGTCCTGGCGGTCGACGTGGCCGTCCTCAGCCCACTGGCGGATCGTCCGAGCCGGGATGCCGAGTTGCGCTGCGGCGATCTGCGCGGGGACGTAGGCGTCGTCCGCGCCAGCGGCGGCGATGAGCTGGTCGGCGGATCGGGTGACGCCGCAGCGGGGGCACATGACGGGTGGGGCGAGGCGTGCGAGGCCTTCGGCGTCGATCCAGGACCGGACGACGAGGCGCTTGCCGCAGGTGCCGCCTTCGGCGTCGAGGGTGGGGCATGCGACGGAGGTGCCGGAGTGGTCGCCGAGGGTGGAGTCCCAGCGGCGGAGCGCCTGCCATGCGGTGTGGATCTCGGTGGCGTAGTCGTCGACGGGGAACGTGGGGTCGGTGGTGACCCAGTCGGTCTGGCTGCGGAGGAACTTCACGACCTCGGTCATGGTGACCCTGGCGATCCTGGTGCGGCCGGCGCGGGCGATGCGCTGCGGGTCGGGCGTGTCCCGGCCGTCGACGGTGACGGTGGCGGCGGACTTGAGCCGCAGGGCGCGGGCGGTCTCGTAGTCAGCGAACCCGCGGCGTTCCCGGATCTCCCGCTCCCACGCCTCCAGCAGGTCCAGCAGCGGCCACGGCTCAGGGTCCTGGTCGCCGCCGGTGCGGACGTCCGTGAGCTCGGGGTCGACGGCGGACACGGTGATCGGGGGTTTCGACTGGTAGCCGGCTGAGGCGCCACTGCCTCCCTTGACTGGGGGCCGGAGCTGGGTCGCTGCGGCGGTGCACAGGTCGACGATGCCGGACAGGTTCGTCGTGATGCGCTTCGTGCAGGCTTCGCAGACGTGGCCGTCTCGGACGACGGTCGCGCGGCCCTTCTCGTGGGCGGTGGGGTGAGCGCATACGCAGCAGTGCCCGTCGATCCACTGCTTCGCGTCCTGGTCCCAGGTCGGTGGGAGAGCGTCGGTCACGCGCGGACCTCCAGTCCGTTGTCGGGGGCGAAGCCGAACGCCACATCAGCGCTGAGATGGGCCTGATGCGGGTACGTCTGGTGCTTGTCGTAGTGGTGCGCGTTCCAGCCCCTCGGGCCTCCCAGGCCCCAGACGTGGCAGCCGGGGAGCTTGCACCACCAGCGGGCGTACCGGCTCACCTGCGGCCCCGGAGCCGTGCACGGACCTTGTCGAAGAACTTCTCCGCCGCGCGACGGCGCTGCTCCGCCAGCACGTCCACAGGCTCGGCGGCGACGTGGCGGACGTTCCCCGCCCACAGCGCCGTGCCGGCCTCGGACGCCGGATCTAGCTCCTCGCACAGCTCCTCGTCACCGGGGCGCCACACCGCCCACGCCGGCGGATCCACGGTCGTAAGCGCGTCGAGCGTCCGAAACGCCTCCATTCCAGGAGCGGGCGAGCCGGTCCGCGTGCTGATCTTCAGCGGCTTCCCGGTCCCCCACTGTCGGATGACCATCGTGTCGCGAGCGTCGTGGATCAGGTGTGACATGGTCCACGCGACGTTTCGGGCCCAATGCGCATCCGCGAGAGCCCGGTGCGCCTGACCGGTCTGCTTGGGGATCAGGCCCGCGCAGTCAAGCTCGTTCAGCAGGAGCTTCATCGCGGACACGTCCATGCGGCGCCAGTGGAACTCCCGGGCGATCACGGGGAAGACCCGTTCGATGATCGGGACGTCGAACCGGTCGATCCCGGAGCCGCCGACGACGAGGCTGCCCGTCGTGGTCGTGTAGTTCACGGCGCCCTGCTCGATCAGCCAGGACAGCCAGCGCACGCCCACCAACTCGGGTGTCAGGTCGTCGTCGGCGAGGCATGCGTCCCACAGCCCGGACGCGCGGTGCATCTCCCGCACCGGTTCCGGCATCTCCACCAAGGCCGCCTCACCGAACAACGGCCACACCGGGGACGAGAACTCCCCCACCACCTCCAGGCCGTCAGCGAAGCTCTTCGTCAGCACGCAGCCGACCTCGAGCACCTGACACCGGGAGATGTCGAGCCCGTCCGTCTCGAGGTCGAGCCACAGGATCCGGTCCGCGGTCGTGGTCTGTTCGGTCATGCGCTTCTCCTGACGGTGGATGGGTGACAACGGGGGCAGGGAGCGAGCTGGAGGCGGCCGCCGACGTCGCGGTCGACGAAGCGTTGGCCGGGAGCGTGTTCGCCGGCGGGGTCGCACTCGCCGCACCAGGCGGGCGGCCGGGCAGCTTCTTCCGCGGCGGCCTCGGCTTCGGCGAGCAGCTGGCGGCAGTCGGGGCAGGTGCGCCGGTGCTTGACGTGGCGGTCGCAGTGGGGGGTTTGGGGGGTAGTAGTTCTATGGACCTTTTGCACGCCAACAGGTGTCACCCCTGAACTACCTGGGCTGTCACCCCTCGACTCGGCTGGGGTGACAGCACGTGTCACCCCTCCTTCGGGGTTGTCCACAGGGGTGACATTCGGCTGAATCTGATTCGCGGGAATGTCACCCGGCCGGCCGACGAGGATGCGGTACAGGTTCGGGCGTCGGCCGCCGTGGAACGTCGCCCGGCCGCCAGCGTTCCGGTCGACCTCCAACTCCCCAAGCTCGACGAGGTTCGCGATCGACCGCTGCACCGACCGCTCCGACGCGTTCGCGTACCGGGCGAGGGTCTCGATCGACGGCCAGGCGCCGCCGTCACCGTCATGGTTCGCGATACCGACCAGGACCAGCTTGTCCCGGCCCGTAGCACGGGAGTGGTTCAGGACCAGGGCCACTGACTCGACGCTCACGAGGCACCGTCCTTGGAGTCGGCCTGCAGGGCGGCTGGGTCGTGGTCGCGGAGCCATGCCTCGGCGAGGCCGCGCATGCGGCTCTTCCCGTCGGACGGGGTCGGGAGCATCTCGAAGAGGGGCGTGTCGGGGTTCATGATTGGGTCCGTGTTCTGGGCCTTGAGGTCGAGCACCTCGGACACGACGGGGTCGGAGCCGTCTTCGGACACGAGGTAGACGACGAGGACGGGTGAGGTCTGGCCGGGTCGGTCGATGCGGTCGATGGCCTGGGTGTGGACCTTCGGGGACCAGTCGAGTTCGCCGAAGACGACGGTGGAGCAGACGTCCTGGAGGCCGTCGAGGCCGCTTCCGGAGGCGAGGCTGATGATCAGGATCCGGGCCGCGTCGGGGTCGTCGTTCGGGAGGAGGAACACTTGCGCGGCCTTCTCCTTCTGCCCCGGGGACTCGCTGCCGGTGTACAGCAGTGGCCGGAACTCCTTGAGCCGGTCCATCCAGATGTCGAACACGGCGCGGTGCCAGCCGTACAGGACGACCTTCGGCTCGGACTCCAGCAGCAGCCGGACGTGCTCGGCGACGTAGGGGGCCTTCGCGATGCCGGTGGCTTGCCGCAGCTTCCAGTCGAGCTCGCCGCCGGCGACGAACCGGTCATGGTTCGCGGTGTCGTCGGCGATGATCATGCGGGCGATCGCGGAGATGTCCGCGGCGACGTCCTTCAACGCCCGGACGTCGGACCCGACGGTCTCGACCTCGACAACGGGCTCCATCGGCAGGTCCTGCCCGACGTCCTTCCGGGAGCGGGCCAGCATGAGGCCCTGGGCGCGCAGGTAGGTGCCGAACGCTCTAGGGTCGCGGACGACGATCTTGCCGCCGTCGTAGGACTGGCTGCCGCACCACTCCCGGAGGAACTCCGACTTCGAGCCGAGGGCGCCGGGGCTGATGATGTCGAGGATGTTCCAGAACTCGCCGCCATAGTTGTGCGCTGGTGTCGCGGACTGGCCGACGACATACGTCGCCCTCTCCGCGAGCTGCGCGGCGGCGATGCCCTTGTCGGTGCTGCGGCCGGTGCGGAGCGCCTGGACCTCGTCGAACACGACGGTGTTGACCTGGCCGGCGAGTGCGGGCGCCCAGCCGAACAGGCGGGAGTACGGGGCCAGGACGATGTCGGGGTAGTGGCCCTTGCACCGGTCGAGCAGGTCGTAGGGGCGGGTGCCTTGAAGGGTGTGGACGCGGAGGGTTGGCCAGAGCTCGTTCATGCGGCGGGTCCACTGGGCGGGCAGGTGAGTCGGCATCGCGACGAGCGCGGGCAAGGCCCCGGGAAGGGCGAAGCCGAGTCCGCTGGTGATGGTCTTGCCGACGCCGGTCTCGTCGCCGAGCAGGATCCGGTGGACCTGGGCGAGGAGCGCGACGAACTGCTCCTGGTACGGGCGGGGTGTCATGCCCGGGGCGCCGAGGACGAGGGTGGGTTGGCCGGTGCGGCCGCCGAGGATGTCGTCGATCGCGGTGGCGCGTTCCTGGTAGGCGGCGGACCTTGCGGTGAGGCGTTCGGCGACGTCGGGCGTCATGTCGAGCGGGTACAGGCCGAGGACCCACTCGATCTCTCGGGCTGCCTGCAGGGTGTCCGACAGGTACAGGGTGCCGCTGCTGGTTGTGAGGATCTGGGGGAAGATCCGCTTGAGCCGGATGACGACGTGGGGCTCGGCGTCGATGCCCCACGCTGGTCCGCGGCCTGTGCCGTGCGACGCGGGCACGTTCGGGACCCATGTGAGTCTGCCGACTGTCGTCATCGCAGCCCCCCAACGATGACCACCCGAACCGGGACGCCACCCACGACGGCAGGGACACGGCGGTGCCGCGGGCTGGACGACACCAGCACCAGCTCGGAGATCTCGTCGTGCTCGGCGTACCGCGTCAACTGCCCCGTGATGCGTTCGGCGGACTCTCGACGGCCGAGGTGGGACACCTTCACCTCGATGCCGACCGTGCCGCATAGCACGTCAATCCGGTCACGACTGGACAGCCGGACTTCCCGCCCGGCGTCCAAGCCAGCAGCGACCAGCGCCGCGTGGATGCCGGCCTGCAGGTCGGCCTCGGTCGACCAGTGGAACCGGCAACCGGCGATGACGTCAGCGGGGTGAAGGCTCATCGGGTCTTCTCCGTGTCAGCGCAGTCCCGACACATGTGCCGTCGCAGGTAATGCCCCAACCTCAGACGGCACCACTGGCGACCGCACTTCCCGCACCGCTTGTTGCACGGACGTCCCGGGCCAGGCGGGAATGGGGACGTCATCCCTGGTGTCCCGTCTGGTCGGCGAGGGCACACGTGGCGGCCATCTCGGGTGCCGGATTCAGTCCTCGAAGCAGCTCGTCCGGGATCCATCCGGCGCCGAAGTTGACAGCGACGGTGTCGTTTCCGACGCAGAGCGCGTCATCGGGTCCTGTGTCGTCGACGAAGAGCTGCCCGATGACGATGTAGGTGCCGCCCGTGTGCGGGCACGCGAACACGGCGCGGACCGTCTCACCCGCCTGCGCCTGGGATAGGGCTTTGCGGGTCGTGTACAGCAGCGTGGTCATGGTCGCCTCCAAGGCATCTGGATCGGGATGGACTGGCCGTCAGGGAGCAGGAGCCGCCACTCGCCGTTCTCGTCGGCGTAGGGGGTTTGTTCGGGGTCCCATCCGGTGCGGAGGGCGAGACCGCGCTCGTAGGCCCATTCGGGGTTCGCTTCGGCCTTGCCGTGGCACCCCGTCGTTCCAGTGCCGTCGAGGACGAGCAGGTTCGGCGGCTGCCCCAAGTGAGCGAGCTTCGACCCGCCCGCACGACGCGCGGCCCGGTGCTGCAGCGAATACCCGAACGGGCCATCCAACGGGCCGTAGCAGAACTCGCACACGTACCCCGCCCGCTCCAGGCACAGCACCCGGACCTCCGGGGACACCGCAGTCACCACGGCCTCCCCGGCAGCGGAGTCGTCGAGTGCACGACGCGGAGCAGGCCGAACAGCGGATGGCCGTCGCGGTCACGGGCCGTGAGGTCGGGCCACTCGAGCGCGGCCCCGCCGTCGGTGCCGATCCAGCCGCGGCCCGTGCGGAACAGCTCACCCACGACCGGCGGACCGACCAGCAGTGAGCCGAGGCCGGGCTCGTGCCGTGGGTCGACCAGGGGGCGTTCCAACGCGCGGTCGATGCCCACCCGGATGTAGTGGCACGGCGTACACGTAGACGCCGGAACAGCAGACTCCCCCAACGGGCAGCCCGGCAGATGCGACGCGGTCACGTCCGAACCTCCAGCACTGCGTGGAGCGGGATGCGCTCTGTCCACGAGTAGGGCGTGGAGACGGTCAGGGACTTCGCGTTGACACGGACGACGCGGTGCCAGCCGTGGCGGGTCCGGACCATGCGTCCAGCGGCCACCTCGGACAGGTCCACGCCAGCACGGGACGCCGCCTCCGCCGACTGCCGCGCCGCGGTGGACTCCAGCCGCTGCAGGTCCGCCCGCGCCCGGGACAGCGCCCTCGTCAGGTCAGCCTCCCGGTCATACGCGGCGAACCGGCGCACGTCCATCCGACGGTTCGGCAGGCGCCGCACACCCGACAGCGACCCGGGATCCCCTCCACCAGGCGTCACCCCGGCCGATCGTGCGCGGGCCTGTTCGACACGACGCTCGAGGTCAGCGACCAACGCACGAGCCCGACCCAGGCGAGCAGTGGTGACGGTGCTCACGCGGTCACCGCCTGCGGGTACTCGTCCCACGTCCGGCCGTCGAGCTCACGCCCGTTCGCCTTCGGGGTCCGGCCGCCCCACTGCTTGAAGAAGAACGGCACCCCGTTGGCTACGCACTGGTCGCGTAGGGCGCGCGGCCAGGATCGGTCCATCGGGCGGTGCTCAGGCCCGGACTCACCGCCGACGATCACCCAGTCGATGGAAGGCCGGTCCGGCAGCGTCACGTTGCGACGAGTCGAGATCCGGTCGCATGGATTCAGCTGGTAGCGGTGGGTGCTGCCGCACGCCTGGCAGCGCAGGCTTGAACGGAGGTCGACTGCTCCGAGCAGTGGCTCCATGGACAGGAACCGGACCGCGGCCGGGGTCGCGAGCAACGGCGGGATGCGGAGGTCGGCGCGCTTCTGATCCTCAACGCTGACTCCGAGCCACACGTTCGGCAGCGGCCACGGCAGCGGGTTCGCGTTGATCCACTCGCGGTCGAGAGTGACCAGCGAGTCGTACATCCATCGGCGGAATACCTCGGAGGTCAGCAGGGACCGCATGCGGCCGTGGCGCTTCGTCAACACCTGGTAGGTGTGCTGCGGCGTCCGCGCCATCGTCGCGAAGACAGCAGCGATGAACTCGCCGGGGATCTCCGAGTGGAACAGGTCGCTCATGCTGTTCACGAACACCCGGCGCGGGGTCCGCCACGCGAGCGGCTGCGCGAGCAGTTCGGGGTGCGTGGTCACGCCGAAGCCAGGGCCCGAGGTGCGCGGGTCGCCGTCACGCTGGTACTTCCGGGAGCCCATCGCCTTGAGCCGGGGGGCGAGGCTCATCGCGTAGCAGTGGTCACACCCGGGGCTGACCTTGTCGCAGCCGGTGACGGGGTTCCATGTGTGCGTTGCCCATTCGATGCGGGTCGTGTTCACCGGGTGCGCCCCTTGCCGAGGCCGACGGCGTTGGCGATGAGTTCCTCGTAGGCGCGGATCAGGGCCGCGGCGGGGTCAGGCTGGGTCGGCTTCCACGGCTGCTTCAGTTCGGCGGGCTGCTCCCACGCGCAGCGGACGTCGGCGGACCGCAGGAGGTACAGCCGGTACCGGGCGCGCGTGTAGCCGCGGACGGGGACCCGGAACCACTCCTCCTGGAACAGCTTCTCCAGGTCGTGGGTCCGGACGTTCGTCTCGACGATCGACCCGTCAGTCAGGGCGATGTACGTGTGGGTCACGGGGTCCTCCGGGCGAGCTCGGCACGGGCAGCAGCGACACCGCGTTCGGCAGCGGCGTACAGGTCGGGCTTGTGGTGGCAGCGCAGCCCCGACGCGAGGCGGCCGTCGTCGTCGCAGATCCCGCAGTCCGCGGTCTGCTGGGCGGGGGTCCGGTCATCCACCGGCGGCTTGGTAGTGGCGCAGTCCGCGCACGGGTACGTCGCGGGCTCGTCCTCATGCCGAGGGCACCTGGTCATGCCACGTCCCGGTTGCCCTCGTAGAACACGGGCACCTGGCAGCCGCGGGCACGCGCCCGGCACAGGCCACGGCCCAGCGACTCGGGGTTCAGACCGAGGCGCGCGGCGGCGCGTTCGACAGATCCGTGGTGCTGGTCGTACGTCTCGGTGAACGCCCGGACGACGTCGTCCAGGGTCGTCGCACCCGTGAACGGGTTCCGTGTCGGTGCGGAGTCGATGAGCGCCCACAGGCGCTGGCCGTGGGTCATGCCGCGACCAGCCCGGCGTCTCGTAGCGCGTCCATCCCGGCCTGGGTGACGCGGCCGGGTACCCCTGGGTGGCTTCCGCGCGCCCAGTAGCCGCAGGAGACAGCCCAGTCGACCGTTGCGCGGATCGTCTGCCTGTCGACGCCCAGCACGCGGGCCGCGTGGATCTGGGTGGGGGTCGTGACGACGGTGAACAGTCGCGGGAGGTGCCGTGCGGCGAGCTCCTCGGCGGAGTGGGGTTGCTGCTTGTAGGTGTCGTCGGTGCGGAGGGTGCCGCCCCACACGCCGACGGCGTTGGATTGGTCGGCGAGGTCTCCGCACTGCTGCACGACGGGGCAGCGGGCGCACACGGCTTGGGGGATGAACGCTTCGACCGGGTTCAGGGGGAAGAACATGTCGGGGTCGTGGCCCTGGCACGCGGCATGCGCCATCCAGTCCATGCTTTCGGTCGAGTACTTCATCGGTCGGGGCGTGGCCACGGCTCCTCCTCTGGTGGGTCTGGTCGCTGGTAGTGGTCGGTCAGGTAGTGCTGCTCGGCGTCGTGACGGGCCTGCCACCGGTCCTTCGACCACCCGGACACCGGGCACAGCAGGCACCGCCACTGCTTCCTCACGGCGGCCGATGCGCGTGCTCGTGCTCGACACGGCAGGAGCGGGAGCAGAACGGCGACCAGCCGAACACGGCGTTCGCGCACCGGGAGTTCCGGCAATACCGGGCATGCGTCAGGCGCTTCACGAATCACCGCCAGGGTGAGCGGCGCTGTACGCGTCGAGCAGGGCGCGGGTGAACCGTCCACGGTCCGAGCACGGCCACCCGTTCGCCCGGGCCCATTCCCGGACCAGGGCCGGGTCGAGACCGGCCTTCGTCGCGGACGGCCCGGTGTCCCGCGGTCGGCGGCGGGCGCCCGCAGCGAGGACTGCCGTCACGACGACGCGGAGCTCGTCGGCGAGGATCCGGGCGAGGTGGAAGCCGTCGCGTGCCCGGTCCGCGTCGTCGAACCGGAGCCCGAGTCGGGTCGCGACCCTCACTGCTTCAGCACCGGTGATGCCGGCGGCGTCCGCAGCGGTGTGGCGCGTGTGCTTCCCCGCGAGCATCCCGAGGAACAGGACCTCCCGGATCGACATCCTCTGCTCGCTCATGCGACGGCTCCGAGGGACTCAGCGACGGCTCCGACGAGGTCACGGGCGGCGGGTGGGGTGACGGCGTTGCCGTAGCCCTTGACCTGATCGCGGCGGGTGCCCTTGACCTTGTAGTCGCGGGCGAAGGCCATGCCGGCGCCGATCTCGTGGGGTTCGAGCATCCGGAACAGGCAGTCGTCGACGAGCGCGGCAGCGGCTTCGACGTCGCCCGGGGTGATGAGGGACTGGTGGCCCGAGGTGGTCAGGGTGCGGAGGTACTCGGTGACGGGCGTGGACATCTGGCCCTGGTCCCCGCGGGCGGTGTTGTTCCGCATGACGAGCGCGTACCGGTCCCGCGTGGTGAGGGTGCCGATCGCGTCGGCGACGTCGCGCGCGGTGTCGGCCGTGCCGTAGTACGGGGCGACGAGCGCGTAGGCCTCGCGCGTGGTGAGCGCCCGAAGCGCGTCGCTGATCGGGCGGGCGTCTTCGTTCCATGTGCCCCCGCTCGGGGTCACGAGGGCGTGGTGGTTGCCGCCGGCCGTGACCGTGGCCAGGGCGTCGGTGATCGCTCGGGCGTCGGATGAGCCGCCGCGCAGCTCGGCGATAAACGGCGGCTGGACGAGGGCCTTCGTGGTGTCGTTCGCGGTGATCGTCGACAGGGCGTCGTCGAGCTCACGGATCCGGTACTCACCGCGCCGGTCGAGGATGAACGGCAGGAGCGCGAGCGCGGTCTCCGAGCGCGTGGTCAGGGTCCGCAGGTACTCGTCCGCAGACGCAGCGCGCTTCCCGTCGCGGCCCTCGACCGGCACGACGAGGGCCTTCGACTCCTGCGTGTGCAGGACCCGCAGGTACTCCTCGAGCGGCCATGCCCGGTAGTAGGCGTTCGGGTCGCCGTGCTGGGGGTGCTTCGGGTCGGCGGCGTCGTACTGGTTGCCGGACGCTTCGATGATCTGGGGCCGCCAGTAGCGGGCGATCCCGGCGGCGATCCGTGCCCGGGTCTTGTCGGCGAGGGGCTTCGACCGGTCGCCGATCCGTGTGCCCGGGATGGACCAGTCGATGATCGACCACGCGGGCAGCCAGCCCGGCTCGACGAGCTGCCCGCAGCCCGGCCGCGCGCACACGAACACGTACTGGGCGCGGTACCGGCCGACGGTCCGGCCGTTCTTCCACGCCTGCCGCGACTCCCCCACCCGGTCGCAGCGCGGGCAGTACGCGGCCGGCCGGATGAACCGCTCCACGTCGGGCGGGGTGTTCCCGCTCCGCCAGGCGACGACGTAGAGGCGGTCGCGGGACTGCGGAGCCGGCATGCCCAGGGCCTGCGCGTGCATGCTGTTCAGCGACACGACCCGGAAGGCATAGCCCAGCGACGCCAGGCCTTTCCGCCACGCCGACCACGCCCGCGCGTACCGGGGCTGCGTCGCGATGTCGACGACGTTCTCCACGATCATCGCCGGGTACCGGTGGTGCTCGGCGAACCGCAGCACGTCGAACATCAGCAGCCGGGACCGGGTGGCTTCGTCCTCCTCGCCCGTGAGGAGGCCGTCCTCGTCGAGCTGGTCGAACAGGGTCGGGTCGCCGAGCGGTCCGGTGAGGTCGCCGTTACGGGAGCCGCCTGCCTGGGACCACTTCGTGCACTCCGGGGACGCCCAGAGCAGGTCGGTCTTCGGGAAGTAGGCGGGGTCCTCGAGGTGGAGGTCGACGCATGCGTGGTCGGCCTGCTCGTGGTTCATCGCGTGGACGTCGACCGCGAGCTCCCAGTGGTTCGCCGCGATCCGCAGGTCGACGCCCGGCACCGCGACGGCGCCGGAGGACGCGCCACCGAACCCGGCGAACAGGTCCGTCATCGTCAGCATCACGCCACCACCAGCTCGTCGTGGCGCGACCCAGCCAGGCCGATCAGAACCCGCTTGAACGTGGGCCGCGGACGCTCCGTCGCGTACTCCCGCATCTCCGCCTCATATCCGAGGGCGACCGCTTCCCGGTCCGCCTGCCACGCCGCGTCCGCGGCCGACCACGTACTCACCGCGAGGTCCCGCCACCAGTGCGGCCACGACCACGCCCACCCGGTGCAACCGCACGTGCACCTGCCATCACGGTGGCGGGACGGGGCGTGCCGGCAGCACGGACGGGCACACCACAGGCGCGGCTCACGACTGGGGCTCATTCGCGGCCTGCGGGGGGGCGTCAGCGTTGGCGCGCGGGATCGCGGACTCGACCGCGACGTGGCACGTCGGGTGGGTGAGGTGGACGGCGGACGCGGGACCCTTCCCCGACACCGTCACCACGCCATCCGGGAGGAGCCGGACCGCGCGGGCGAGAAGGTCGAGACGGACCCACACCTGAGGGCCGACGAAGAATGAGCCGGTCAACGGGGCGGACCCGTGACCGTCGAACGTGGCCAGCGCGACGACCTCTCGCTCACCGCCGGCCGACAGCGAGACCCACGTCTTCGGGCTGCCGAGGGCGAGGAGGTCGTCGACGGCACGGTTCAGGGCGCCGCTGGTCGTCGGGTGGCTCCAGAACGGGTCCGTGGGGTCGCCGAGGAACTGGTCGAGGTTCGGGAACCGGCCCGCGGGTGTGAGAGACCACGCGGTGACCGTGGAGCCGTCGACGAGCACGGCGTCGACGACGGTCGCGCGTCGCGGGCCGGAGCCGGTCGCGGCGTGGGTGTCAGTGACCGTGATGCCGCCGCAGTCGAGGCCGTCGAG